GGGAGAAACTCTTTAGGGCATTGATAGGGATTAGCTAGAGTTTTAATCACTCCTAAATCAAGGTTTAACTTATCTACTCTAAATTGATTGGTCTTCTCTAATGATTGCTCTATTTGAGGATAACCTTTAGGAAGTAGTGTTTCAGGTCTATAACTCTTCATAGTAAACCTTATAGTTAATCTCTTTAGATACACACTTAGCTATATGCTCTATGTCAACTGCAATCCTCTCTGATGGACTATTGATAATAACTTCTTTCACTCCTTGTACTCTAAGGAACGAATTTAACTCACTAAGGGTAATATCAGCGTCTATCTTTTCTAAGCCTTTTAAACCCTCTTCTAAGCTCTTTAAAGCACTATTATATATCTCTATTGAGTTAGTGTTTGGATAGATATAGAGAGTTGCATTGATGGTATACTCTATAATCTTAGCATGTTGCACTACCACATTATCGGTTAAAGGTCTAACATCATCTTGAGATAAATTATCATAAACCTCATCAAGGATATATTGTTCTTGAGAGTCAGGAACATAAACCGTAACTATCACTGTACCTGCCCCTAATCCATCTCTAGCTAATGACTCATACTCACCAACAGGACTATAAACACTACAATCCTCTATTCTAGTATCAGCTTTATAAGTGAATGATTTATAAGTCTCTTCACTACCTGCTGTGGACTTATCTGCAAAGGATAGAAGTATTCTCTTTTTAAAGGTCTCATCATCTTCTCTCTCTCTACCATTTTCAAACTTGGTTAAGGGTTGAATATTACCAACATAAGGTAAAGGGTTTTGCATTAGATTAGTCACTGTATCTGTTTCTGTGATGTATTCTTGAAGTTCTAAGAGTCCCTCTTTAGTTGTCTCTCCTCTACTAAAGATAATCTTCTCCATTAATCTAGCTTTATACTTTCCACCTGCGTCAACTAAAATACTATCTTGAGGTATGATAACATCATAATTCAAAGCTGAAGTTAAACTAAAGCTGTAAGTAGCAACAGGATATGCACCCTCTAGTCTAGTCAGTCCATACAATACTGCATAGTTATCTAAGTCTCTATCTGTAGTGGTTAATAAAAAGAAAGCTCTCGATAATTGATTAAGGTAAGCTCTTAAATGCAACTCTCTATAACTTAAAGCTTCAAGAATAATCATTGGAACATCTCCCTCACTTGGTTTCCAATCAGGGATTAAGTTCTGCATGTTGGAGATATTTTCACTCAACAACATATCATAACTATATTCTCTTATCACATTTGGTAGTTGTATATCTGTTAAGTTCATCTTCTCTCCAGTGTTAAATTCATTCTAACTTTAGCACTGATAGAGTCAGTAGGCGTGAAAGTAATCTTAGTTACCCTAACTCTATCAATCCATCTATTAATAGCTTCAAAGGTATACTTCATAGCCATTAATCGCCAATATCCATCTAATACTCTATCCCTAACCTTATATAGTTCAGAACCATATTCAGGTCTCATTACCCTTGAGCCTAAAGGAGTAGTTAGTAATCTAATAATCTCCTCTGTGACTAATACTATGTATCTCTTACCCTCAATAATTGGAGTAGGTGTTGAGGTTATAATATCTACCTCAACCTCTTTAATAGATACACTGCTCATTCTCTCTTCAATAGAGATTATTCGCTTAAGTAATAGCCCATGGTTTAAAACCATAGACTCTTCAAGTGCTGATAGATTAGGAATAGTCATAGAATTCATAGATAGATACTACTGCTAATTTCCCACTTTACCGTCAGCATTAATGTCTGCAACAGTCTCATTTGACTTAGCAGTGATAGGAGCTGATAATAGTTGGGTTAAATCAAATGAGATATGTTCAATAACTTTTGGTCTCCAAATAGCTACTTCAATATTACCAACCATAGATGATTGTCTACCTAAAGTAGATGACATTCTCACAGGGAAGCCTTTAGCGTCACCCTCAAAGATAAATGAAACTTCAGTACCATCTTCAGAAACTGATTTCTTAGCAGTTAAGTTAACCACTGTTCCATCATCTAAGATTAGCTTTCTACCAATAGTAGCTCCATTTTCATCTTCCACTATCTCTTCTCTAGCAACTCTAGGAACATTAGCAAAAGCTTGTACCACAGACTTGATTGAATAGCTCTTACCTGCAACAGATACAGCAATACCTGCTAAGATGTCTTGAAGATTAGAGTTGTTTAGAAGTTGTAATAACATCTCTTCAACTTGACCTTTCTCCATGTCTCCAAGGATACTAGCCATCTCTTCAACTTTATTTAACTGAATACCTAAAGATGATAAGCTATCTCTGATTTCTGTATCATCATATTTACTAGCTACAATCTCTTTAACGATATTAGCTACTAACTCTTTTTGAGACTCAAGCGTTAACTTAGAAACCTCTTCTAGTGTTGTGTTGTTTACTTCGGTTGTTACCATAAGAAAACTCCTTATTTTGAATTAATTTTAGCGTACTAAGACGCTATATGAGACTACCTTAATAATCTCAAATAGTATCTTATCTTGGTGGGTGTGGGTGCTTAGTTAAATAACCTAACTTATCCCAAATTCCACCTTTAACTTTTAGGTTTCCCTTTTTATCCAAACTAGCATTCTTAGCTTTGAATGTAAAGGTTTTAGAGGTCTTAACTTTAACATCATTGGGTGTATCTAATGAAATAATCTTATTCTTCAAATCTACATTAATCTTAGTACCATCTTTATACTTGTGATACTCGGTTAATCTATCATCTGAATTATGTTTGATAGGTTCACTATCTTTATCAAATATTCCTCTTAAGATATATCCCTTAGAGGCATTACCATTTGGACAGAATACCATAACTTGTTCACCTACATAAGGTGGAATATAACTCTTTTTAAACTCTCCTTGTTGAGAGAATACAGGGAAAAAGTCTGTAACTCTACCTTGAATATCAACCTTTGCATACAGTGCATAGTCTAAGTGGTCATTAGGTCTTTGTGTAGTGTAAGCTGATACAATAGTCCCTAATTGACAGATATTATTAATGCGTCTTTCTAACTCTGATAATGTCATCATTCACTCCATTTGCTAGTCTCATATTTAACTTCAAAGCTTAACCTACTTGCAATATAAAAGTAGTCAGTCTCTTCTCCTATAATCTCTCTACCTAAGTAGTTAGCAGGATATTTTAAACCCTCTTCCTTAAGAGTTTGATTGAATGTATCTTTAACCCTTGGGATAATCTCTCTTAACTCTAATGCTTGTTCATCACTTGGAGAGAGTAGAATATCTATCTCAATCTTAAGTGTGTGGTGTTCAATAGAGAATGTGAGAGAGTTATCAATAGTATCAACAGGGTCTCTTACTATCATAGCAGGATATTCTCCCTTATCTAAACTCCTAGATAACCACTCAAAGATAAAGAACTCTTCAAACTCTCTATTTAGGTTCAGTTTCAGTTGAGTTATTAGTGTCTGATTTAGAGTCACTTAAAACCTTTGCTATGCCTCTCTCTAATAATACATCAGCCCAAGCTTGATTAATATCACCTTTTTTCCATCTACCATCTACTGATAGAACCTCACCTCTTTTAAGAGTCCTACCGTTATTGATAAAGTCTCTTAATATCTCAATCTTAGTCATTTAATCTCCTTAGATATATTCTAATCTCATTTATATTCTCTTCTGCTATGTATCTTCTAACATAACTTTTGCCATTGATAAAAAACTTGCTTTTGTTTCCGATTTTAGCCTTATTAGATATTGAAGTCAACACCGTAGGGCTAATAGTTGTTGTCTCTCCATATTCATTAGCTCCATCAAATACTGATACCTCAACCTCACTATAGATACCAATTAAGGTATCTTGATTTCCATCTTTATCAATAAAGCTAATCTCTATTGCAAGTGCGTCCTTATCCATAAACACCACTTCCATATCCTCTTTTAGAGTCAGATAGAAATCATTCACTATAGTACTTTAGCAGATAGGAAAGCGTCTGATTGAGTAAGTGTAAGTAGTGGAGAAGTCTTATATCTAACCAACATACTATCACTACTCTTATCTGTAGTAGTGTATCCAACC